TTTTGACGGAGGGATTTTGGAATGAAATGGAAAATAGCGGATCCAATCGAATATGCCCATGAGGGCTGTCTTGGCAGCAATAGAGATAGGTACGATACAAGTCTGTGCTCACGGCACCTAATGTGCCCAAAGTGTGAACAGCGCAGAGCAAGTAAGAGAGCATGGCAGTTGACTAAGAAACTGACTGGTGAGGCTAACTTGATGGAGGATGAGGGAAGCGACCTCATGGTCGGAGTTCTCACAACAACGTTACCTGGACTAAAACACAGGTTGGGAATCCGGAGGGCCAGTCTCCGTGAGCAGTATGCTTACATCACGGATCGCACGAACTTTTCGGGCAGAACTGGTTCTCATAGTATGCGTGGTCTAAATACCGCATTACGAGATATGGGTGTGCATGCTGGATGTCACAACCTTGAGTTCACTTGGAACGATAAAGGAAATTGGTGGAATGTTCACAACCACTCAATCTTACTGGCGGACAAAGAATCTTGGTCTAATGATATATCAGAGACAAAAGATAGAATTTGGGAGTCATCGGAGCTGCTTGACAGAACCGAGGTAGTTGGAGGTACTAACAACCAGTTCGAGCACTATGGACTCGGACGAAGATATTCGCTGGATTGGGCAGAACCGCACGAGTTTGCCCAGACGATCAAGTACGCTGCTAAAGTTGCGTACATGACGAAACCAATAAAAGCTCCAAGGCAGAAGAGGCTTGAACTAAGCAAATTCTTCAACGGCTTTAGTGGAAAATATCCACGGCTCAGTCGACCTTTTGGGCTGTGGATGCGAAGCGAACCGTTAGAATAAACTTTTTAGACTGTCGGGACAGGGCCAGATGCATGGCCCGAAAATTAACAAGCAAGCGATATCCTGTACAGCGATGTATCAGTGTGGCTCAACCTACACCTGTAGCGGCAAATGCAATTGCCGACCTCGGATCTTTATTGAGTAAGGTAAATCATCGATTATACCGTCAATCAAGATACTATGAATGCTCTGTTACTATTGATTCCAATGTGGCAGATGGAACCACCGTTGATGTGTACGCACTAGCAGACACATGGTGGACCCAGAAAAGTCTTCAATTGGCGAAGCAAGCTTGGGATGAATCCAATGCTGAAGAGAAAATGATGCTTAACGGAAAAGTTGCCCGCTGGAACGATTTCCGAGTCCAAGCCGGCCTTGCCGGATTTGGCGGATTGAATCCAGTTCAATTCTCACGTGTTACACTGGCCAATGTGCCTTTTATCACGGGAGAGTTCGAAGACTCTACAGTCGTAGATCAAGCAGGCGTCTCCCGTATCTTTACTTGGGGAGTTGGTTCTGCTTCCGCATATTCTCTTATGGATGAGTATAACGCAACCGGAAATACTAGTCCTGATCCACTAAATCCAGCCACCGGGGCTTACACCGGCCTGCTTCCAAACTTGGAGGCAGGTGCTGCAGCTGCTTTGCAGGATGATGGCAATCAACCCCCATACGACGCTAACAATTATGGCAGCGGATATTGGGTCAAGGTGGGTACTATCCATTTGGCCGCAGGTCGTCAAAGGCTATCAACAGGGTACTTTACAGCCCCCTGTGGATATATTGCTTTGACTAATGTCGGTTTCTTGGACAATCCTGATATTCAGATTGAAGTCAAGGCCGGCGATTACAAAGGAGTCAAGGCTCCATCTATTTTGGAGTGATGATGATGAACAGTGAAGTATCTTCTCAAGCTGTTGATGCTGCAAAGGCCCTTTCGGTCCTGCGGCACATAAAAAACAACAACGTGTCATACCTACTCGGTGTGTTTGTTTTGCATTCGATGGGTGTCTTGGACAAGGCAGCCACGTATGGCTCCGGCATGTGCTAATCATGACGATAAAAGACGAGCCTATCCACTGTGAGGCCTGCGGATATAATCTTAGATCAGCAGATGTTGGATTGTTACACCCGGACTTTACGGGTAACGAGATAATGCACCATTGCCGTTGCTACCGTTGTGGCTACGAATGGGTTGAATGATTTGTTCTGCACAAACAACCTTATTTATACATAGCCCTTCGCTGTATACATGGTAAGACCTTGGATGACAGTTCGTCATTGCAGAATGCGATTGAACGGTATAGAAGAGATATTGTCTGAACTTATTCAGAGGATAGCTGAACTTCACGACAACCTCGATAAGATCGTCGTGGAGGATGATGAATGATGGCTAAACTCTACTGGAGAGTTAAGCTGAATGGAAAATGGACGTGGCGGCCTGCGGACGTCCAAGGCCAAGATGATTCTATTATTATCGTTGAGAAGGAATCAATGTATGATCACATATCATTGAAGGAGGAAGAAGAATGATTCTTATCAACTGCCGTCTATGCGGTAGGTGTACAACTGGAGTTAACGCTCTAAAGCGGCTTCAGGTGTGTGGCAATTGCTTCATTGACTACAACGGGGAGGCACCTCGCCTCCAGCCCCGGATTGAATCTTGATTACCGGAGGCCAAAGCGTGCGGATAGAAACCCTTGTTAATATACAGAACCTGCGGAAAAATAACACATGTTTTGACGGAGGGATTTTGGAATGAAATGGAAAATAGCGGATCCAATCGAATATGCCCATGAGGGCTGTCTTGGCAGCAATAGAGATAGGTACGATAC